GATAATGCAGTAGAAGAAGAAAAAAGGTGGGCAACTTATTTACTTACAAAAGGTTCTATGATAGGTTTATCAGAAAAACTTTTACATAGATTTGTTGAACACATGGCAAACAAAAGAATGAGAACAATAGGATTAGAAGCAAAGTATGACCAGAAAACTAATCCATTACCTTGGGTAAGTCATTGGTTAAACTCTAAGTCATTACAAAATGCACCACAAGAAACTGAAATAGAAAGTTATGTTATTGGTGGAATTAAACAAGATGTAGATAAAGATACATTTAGTAATTTTAAACTATGATTGAATATCAATACCTGAATATACAATGTGATAATTGCGACACGCCGTATGAAATAAGGTGGGACATTAATAGTCCACAAGCACCTTTAACATGTCCGTTTTGTGGACACGAATTAGAAGATGAGGCATTTATAGATGAAGAAGATAAAAGCGATTGGGATTGATTATAGTTTAAATTCACCAGCAATATGTATCGCAAGTGGCGATATGTCATTTAAGAATTGTAAGTTTCATTTCTTATCATCTAAGAAAAAATATATAGGAAAGTTTGATAACATATTAGGCACAGAATATCCTGAGTGGTCTGACCCTATTGAAAGATTTTCAAATATATCTAAATGGGTATATCTATCACTTAGAAGTTATGGTGATATGGAATTATTTAATGGCAAGACTGTTGTTCATATAGAAGGATATTCTTATGGCAGTAAAGGTCAGGCTATATTTCAAATAGCAGAGAACTGTGGCATATTAAAATACTCACTACAAGAAAAAAGAATAGGGTATGATATTGTCGTACCGAGTATTGTTAAAAAGTTTGCAACAGATAAAGGTAATGCAAATAAAGATTTGATGTATGAACATTTTTGTAAAGATACAAAAACAGATTTAATGAAAACATTTGACATGCAAACATTATCTAATCCAATAACAGATATTGTTGATTCATATTATATTGCGAGGTGTGGTTATGAAAGTGCTAAAGGCAAATAATCAAGTACCTGGTTTTGTTTTTCAGGAAGGACCTAAACTAAAATCAGAGATGTTTCCTGTGAAAGATATACTTGTTACAGCACCTAGAAACTGGCTTGAAAATAAAATGAAACCATTTACTGAGAGTATTGAATCAGTAGGCATGATGTGGCCTGTTATATTAGTACACTTAGATGATTATTGGGAACCTATGAAGTCTAAAAGATGGCCTAGAAAAAATTTAGAAGGTGATTTTGTAGAGGGGTATGGTGTACATACAGGAAACAAAAGAGTTATTTGGGCACAAGAAAATAATTACGATTTAATAGAAGCAATTATTGTTACAAATAGAAATCAAAAAGATGATATTGTAAGACATACATTTTTACCTAGAGGTCAATGGCCAGGGCAAGTATCTAAATGAATGAAGAACAAAAATTATTTAAAGATAATATAACATCTATTGAAATAGGTACTCATAACTATTGTAATCGTACCTGTAATTTTTGCCCACTATCTAGAGATGATGTTAATAGAAAAGATAAAAGTAAAACACAGTTTATGGATAAATTGATGTTTCAAAAAATTTGTGAAGATTTACAAAAAATAGATTTTGATGGTCGTATAGATTTTTCTAGATATCATGAACCACTATCACATAAAGAAGATATATTAGAAAGATGTCGTATATTAAACTATTATATACCTAATGCAAAAATAAGTATTAATACAAATGCAGATTATATAGACAGAGATTATATTGATGAATTATTAAATACATATGTAGACCATATTGCTATACAGGCATATCTAAAAAATGGTGTAGAAGAATATGATGAAATGGGTGTGTTCAAAAGAATAAATCAAATATGTAAAAAGATAAAAGTAAAAGATATTAATCCTGATGATTATAAAGACAAAGACTGGATAAGATATAGATTGCCACAAATTAAGTCTACTATACATGCAAGAAACTATTGGAAAAATGGCATGAATAGAGCAGGTACAGTTTTAGATTTTGATTATAAAAGAACTGAACCATGTACGAGTATGGACAAAGGTGTTTATATAGAATACGATGGTAGTATGACAGCATGCTGTGATATGATTGCACCTGAATTGCACAGTAAATGGACAGTAGGTAATTTAAAAGAAGAGCCTGATTTATTTGAAAACTATGCAAGTCAAAAATATCAAGACTTTAAAAAACGAATAAATAATGCTGACTGGATTGAAAACTCACCATGTCTAAAGTGTAAACGAGATATAAGAGGACATAAAAAATGATTAATATACCTGCCGAAGGGCAATATAATATGTACAATACTGATTTTTGCCCCCATGCAAATTTTGTAGAATTTATCTGGCCAAATATGTATGATAGATTACTAAAAGATTTTCCTAGTGATGATTTATTTAAAGATGAATATCCAGAAGAAAGAAAACATGGTCAAAGACCACATTGTCGTAGATTCTTTTGTATAGGTGAAACACAAGGTAGTAAATATTTTGAACAGTATATGAAAGGTATAAAAGATTTACCTTCTTCATGGCAAATGTTTGTTAATAATATTTTAACAAATAAAGACTATAAAAAATTTATTTGTAAAGCACTAAAAGTAAAAGATTTCAAAATAAGATTTGACTTTCACAGAACAGAAGGTGGTTTAGATGTATCACCTCATGTAGATAGTTTAGGTAAAATAGGTTCACACTTATTTTATTTCATGCCAAAAGATTGGACAGATGAAATGGGTGGTAAGACAGTATTCTATCGTGGTAGAAAAGTAAAGAGAATGAATCCTGAACCTGAAGAATTTGAAGATAGTGTAACAACAAGTGTTATAGGTAATCGTTCTTGTCTATTTAAAAATGTAAATGAAGGATGGCATGGAATTACAAAAATTAATTCAAACATGCATAGACAAATTTGTAATGTGGTATTATTAAAATGATAGACATAACAGCAGAATTATTAAATGACATACCTTGGTTTGATGGTATAATTTATATCATACTAGGTCTTTTAGTATATACAGCAAAAAAATATATTGACAAGAAGTTTAAATAAATTTAGTGAGGTGAAAAAATGAGTAAATCAGCAATACCACATGTGCCATCGCCAAAGAAAACAGCGAGTGGAAAAGTAGTAAGAATGAAAAAGAATACTAGTCATGGCACTTATCGTTGTAAAAGAAAACCAAATAGTAAAAGGTGTAAATAATGGCAGCTACACTTATTAGAATATTAAAAAAAGTAGAAGACATGGGCGAATACTACTTTGTTGTTCATTCTGAGATAAGACCATATGGTCCTGGCACTAGAAGATTCATATTAGGCAAACATACAGAACTACCTGAAAAAAAAGAAGTATTGCCTAATGGTAAGATTACTAGAACTCATGGTAAACAAATATACCTTAATGAGTTACCATTATCAGCATTAGAGTTTGAAGAATGGTTAGATAATTATATTATGGAGTTAAAAAATGAAATGGCAAATACCTAAATGGGATAGACATTTTAGACAAAGATTAAAGAATAATGACTATCAACGAAAACAAAGAAATATAGCGTTAAGTTATGTAGAAGAATTTGATTTAGCAATAGACATAGGCGCTAATATAGGTTTTTGGACAAGAGACTTATGTATGAAGTTTCAAAAAGTTTGGGCATTTGAACCTAGTGTGGAAAATTGTGAGTATTTTAAAAAAAATCTGACATTGTATAAAAATTATCAATTAGAACAATGTGCTTTATCAGATAAACAAGATAAAAATGTAGAACTATATGCCACAAGCCATAGCTGTGGGGATTTAAGATTAAAAAAATCAGATAATGCATGTGTAGAATCATATGTAGATGTAAAAAGATTAGATGATTATATAGATAAATTTCAAAAGGTAGACTTTATAAAAATAGATACACAACAATCCGAAAGAGAAATTTTACTTGGTGCAGAAAAGACTTTAAAGAAATTTAGTCCTGTATTATGTGTTGAATTGCCCACTAGAGGCCTTGAAGAATTAAATTATAAATTAGAATGTGAAAGAATATTAAATAATTATGGTTATTATGAAAAAAATAGAAAATCAAAAGATACTATTTTTATAAAGGATTAATATGTGTGCAATTCATGGTATTGTTGATGTGAAACCGGAGCTAATGATGAAGATGGTCAAGGCCGCTCATCATAGGGGTCCAGATGGTAATTCAATTTTCAAAGATGACTATATTACACTTGGTCATAATCTATTATCTATTGTAGGTACTGTTGAGGATGGTAAACAACCTTATGAATATGAGAATTGTGTATTAGTTTACAATGGTGAAATTTATAACTATAAAGATTTAGACCACAATTCAAAAAATGATACAGAAGCTTTAGCAAAAGGATTAAAGAAAGAAGGGTGGGAGTTTCTAAAAAAATGTGATGGTATGTTTGCTCTTGCATTTTATAATAAGACTACAAGAGAATTAATTTTAGCAAGAGATACAAATGGTACAAAACCATTATACTATGGTAATTTAAATGACAAGTTATATTTTTCTAGTGAAATAAAAAGTTTATTAGAATGTGGTTTTGAAAGAAAAGTTTGTAAGAAAGCATTAGGTCTATATTATAATCAAGGTTATGTGCCAGGTTATTTAACTATGTTTGAGGGTATTAAGAAGTTAGTGCCAGGACAAGTATTTGTAAATGATAAAAGTTATAATTTATTAGATTATAAATTAGATGTCATAGATAACTTAGATATAGACCATGTTAAAAGAGAAGTACAATTAAAACATAATTATTCTGTGCAACAAACTTTAATGGGTCGTAGAAATATAGGACTATTTTTATCAGGTGGTTTAGATTCATCATCAATACTTTATGAGATGAAAGAATTAGGTTTAAAACCTAGAACATTTACATCTAGTTTTGCAACAACAGACCCTAAAAGTTTATTGAATCATGATAGTAAACTTGCAGAAAGACTATGTAAAGAATGGGGCATTGAAAATAATGTATTATATCAAACACAACAAGATTATGTTGATAGTATTGAAGACGCTTTTTATGCATTAGAAGAACCAAGACAAGGTAAAAGTTTTCCGACTTATTACAATATGAATAAGTTTATATCTTCAAATGATATTACAGTTACTTTGGCTGGTGATGGTGGTGATGAATTATTTGCAGGTTATAAACATCATAAACATCCTGATTGGCGTGGCAAATTAAAGGCATTAAGGGAACATAGTAGACCACTTCAAAATTCTGAATTGAAATGTAGTTTAGATGACCAAGTGAAATATGTATCTGAATGGTTACCTGTAAAACAATTACACAAGAAAGATAAGTTAAATAATTTTTTATATAAAGAAAGTTTAAATTCTCTTGCAGAAGATTTTTTAGTTAGAAATGATAAGTTAGGTATGGCGTTTAGTATGGAAGGTAGATTCCCAATAATTAATAAAACATTAAGAGATTATGTTAGAGCATTGCCTAGTAAATTAAAACTTGATGAAAAGTTTTCAGAATTTCCAAAAACAAAACATAAGTATTTACAAAGAAAATCATATGAGGGGTTATTACCTAATTATATTTTAAATCATAGTAAAACAGGTTGGCGTTTTCCTACAGATGAAATATTAATAGGCAGAATGGACCAACCAGCACCTGATAATGGAGTTTTAAAAGATTATATAAGAGAAACATTAAATGATAAAGAACTCATGGATATTTTTGAGTATGGGGAGAAAGATATAGAGGATAGATATTTAAATAATAGAGAACATGTGAAAAACAAAAAAGGTACAGATAAGGCTGGTCCAGGTCTCAAATCTCAAAAAGAATTATTTTGTACACTTAATTTTGCAGTTTGGAAAAAAGTATATAATATGTCATTATGAAATTACTTACAATTACAACTTGGAATAATAAACTATACAGAGAATATGCTCATAAATTTGAGGCAACTTATAATTGGGAATGGCCTTATACAGTATATAATGAAGATGATGGTATGTATGAATCTATACCGGATTTAAAAAAGTTTGTAGATAGAAATAAAGATAGACCATTAGGTAATAAAGGTTTCTTATTAGATGGTGTAAGATTTAGTTATAAAGTATATGCCTATTGTCATGCTATAAAACAATATAGTAATTATGATTTTATAATGGGTGTGGATGCTGATAGTATATTTTATAATCCAATGACTGTAGATGTTGTCAAACAAGAATTATATAGAGAAGATTGTATGATGACTTATTTAGGTAGAGGTAATCAATATAGTGAATGTGGTTTTTTAGGTTTTAATATGAAACATCCAGAGATACAAAATTATGCAGATGAAATGTTAAGAATGTATAATACTGATGAAATATATACATTAAAAGAACATCATGATAGTTATGTTTGGGACCATGTAAGAATAACATTTGAAGGTAAGAGGCGAGTAAAAAATTTAAACATAGGAGACCACAAAAATGCTCATGTTCAGGCAAGGTCAGTTTTAGGAAAATATTATGACCATACAAAAGGTCCTACTAGAAAGTCTGTTGGGTATAGTGGTGAAAATCAAATGGTAATAAGTAGAGGAAGTAGTAAAGGATGATTGATTTTTATTTAATATGTATAGGTATGGCAATGGCTATAATTGTTTATTGGGCAGCTGGTGGTTATGATTAATGTATTCATAGGTTATGATAGTAAAGAAAAGGTTGCATTTAATGTACTTGCATATAGTATATTAAGAAACAGTACAAAACCTGTATCAATCACACCGATATATTTACCAAACCTTCGTGATGATTTTGTAAGAGAAAGAAATAATTTATCATCAACAGAATTTTCATTTAGTAGATTCATGGTACCACATCTTATGAATTACAAAGGGTGGGGTGTCTTTATGGATTGTGACCAACTAATGTTGGGTGATATTGCAGAACTGTGGCGATTGAGAGATGATAAGTATGCAGTACAATTATGTAAACACAATTACACACCAGTAGAAGATAAAAAGTTTTTAGGTCAAGTGCAAACAAAATATGAGAAAAAAAATTGGTCATCATTTATGTTAATGAACTGTAATAAATGTAGTGAACTTACACCTGATTATGTTAATAGTGCAACAGGTTTACAACTACATCAATTTAAATGGTTAGAAAGTGAAGAATTAATTGGTGAATTGCCATTAGAATGGAATTGGTTAGTAGATGAACCTGGTTATAATACTAAATCAAAAGTAAACAATATACACTTTACAAAAGGTGGACCTTGGTTTAAAGAATATGCAAATTGTTCATATTCAGAACTATGGCGTGAATATCATACGGAGTGTTCTTGGATAGAATGTTAGACGGATTTGAAACAAGAGAAAATACAGACATACCTGTTAGAGCATTAGTCAATAGTGCAAAAGGACATTTATATAAAAGAACAGGTGAAACTGTTGGCCAATATGAAACTACTAAATGGGATTACGATAGAAGTTTTAAAAATCCTATCGCAGTATTTGGTATGTTACGAGGTACATCTCAACTAATACAAGAGGCAGAGAAAAGAGGTCAAGACTTTTATTATTTTGACCATGCTTATCTTTTTGGTAATAAACATAATCCATCTAAAATTTTTAATGAAAAAATATATAGATTAACTAAAAATTATTTTCATACAAGAGATATAAAAAAATTAAGTGATGATGATTATAAAAGAATAGAAAAGTATAAAGAACATGTGCAATTAGAACCATGGAAAAAAGACGGTAAATATATTTTATTCATACCACCTAGTGAACATGTTAGAAAATATTATTACTATAAAAATGAATGGGAAGTACAAACGCTAAATACCATTAACAGATATAGTAAAAAACCAATTGTGATTAGGACAAAAGAAGATACATCACCCTTAGAAAAAGATTTAGAAAATGCTTATTGTACGGTGTCATATCAATCAACAGTAGCTATAAAATCAATAATAAGTGGTGTACCGAGTTTTTGTGCAAATGAATCAATGTGTGTGCCAGTATCATCAACAGATATGACACAAATAGAAAACCCTTTATATTCTACTAAAAGAGAATATTGGGTTGATAGTTTACTTGCTAATCAATTTACAATGTCAGAAATAGAAAATGGAACGGCATGGAAATTTGTTAGTAACACATAGAAAGGAGAAAAAATTATGGGTAATATATCAGGTAAAGTATGGGGTCAAACAGAATTAGTTTTTGCAAATTCTAATATTGAGTTTCATAGAATAGACATTAAAAAAGGTGGTGTATGTAGTAAACATAAACACAGTTTTAAATTTAATGGTTTCTATTGCATGGCAGGACAACTACTCATCAGAACATGGAAAAATGATTATGATTTAGTAGATGAAACAATTTTAGGTTCAGGTGATTTTATGAGTGTGGCACCTGGCGAGTATCATCAATTTGAAGCGTTAGAAGATTGTATAGCATTTGAATTATACTATGCACATTTTGACCATGATGATATACAAAGAGAGACAGTAGGTGAATTAAAGAAGTAAAAAATAATGAATATATATCATAAGTTAGATTGGCCCAAATGTTTATCTCATGAGATATGGGAATCATTTAAAAAAGGTTGGCCTGAAACAGATGAAGAAGTGCATTTCTTTTGGGGTCTTGCAGGTAAAAATGTGCCAGAGATTCAAAAGTGTATGGATGAAAACAAGAAATGGTTTTATGTAGATGTAGGATACTTTACAGAACAAATCACAAGATATCCTGAACCTAAAATTCATGACTATGACAAAACATACTTTAGAATTGTACATGAAAATTTACACACAATAAAAGGTATTCCTGGTGATGGTGCAAGAATACATGAATTAGAAAGAAAAGGTATTAATATAGAATTTAAAGGTTGGGAAACAGGTGATACAAAACATATTTTAGTTTGCCCTTCATCACAAATGGTAACTTATAATATAAATGGTATGAATCAAGATGAATGGATAAATGAATGTGTAAATGAATTAAAAAAACATACAGACAGAGAAATAAAAGTTAGAAACAAACCAAGACCTAATAATGAATGGTGGGGTACAGATATAAAAGATAGTTTAGTAGACGCTCATTGTTTAGTTACAAATATGAGTTTATCAGCCATAGACGCTGTTTTAAATATGACACCTGTAATATGTCATGATAAAAATGTATGTTCACCAATTGCAAGTACAGATTTAAGTTCAATAGAAAAACCTTATAAACCAGGTAGAAAAATTATAACTGAATGGATGAAGTTTGTTGTAGAAAATCAATTTACTTTACCTGAAATAGAAAGTGGTAAAGCATTTGAAGTGATGAGGAAACAAGTAGTATGAATTTTTGTTGTGTATATTATGGCGATAAGTATGATGTAAAGTATGTGCAAAACTTATATAACATGGTACAAAGACATTTGACAATACCACATAAGTTTTATTGTTTTACAGACCATGTAAAATTACCTAAGTTATTAGATGGTAATATTATATGTAAACCTTTTCATCATCATAACTATGAAGGTTGGTGGAACAAA